CCTTAAAGAACTTAGTCTTTTTGTCCGGGTTGTCGCGATTCCAAATGCGAATGACTTCACCCTCTGCGAGGTTCATCAGTTCATCAAAAGTATCTACAACAACGACCTTGAGGTCTTTATAATCTGTATAGCGGTTTTCGACAATATCAGTAATGACATCATCAAATTTTTCCCAATCCCAGACAGGTTCTGCGACAATGCCGTTGATAGCGTCAGACCCATCCTCTTTGCCAACATCGAGGAACATATAACCATCTTCGCCAGCAAGGCGTTCACAATACTGCTTAATGAGAGTTGTTTTGCCGATTCCTCCCTCGCCGATCAGGCAGAGATTATACTTGAGAGGATCAAGCTTGATTTCGTTTTTTCTACCGAACTTTCTTGCCATAAACTATGTACTCCTTTAAAAAAATTATCAGAACAGCTCCAGATCGTCCTCGAACGGGGGTTTGGTGGAATCGGGCTTAGCGGCGGACTTTTCCATATCGGCAACGGTTTCGTCCTTGGTGGGAACGGCGATCATGTCCTCAAACTCGGAGATCTTGTAGCCGGTATCGACCATGCCGTCAGCAAAATCGCCCTGTGCGAGAGGCTTGTTCAGGCGAAGCTCCGAGAGGCGGTTGCCGAAGATCTGGCCGCGGGGACGGAAATCATCCAGCGTAGCCTCGCCGAGTTCGATCTGCATCTTCTGCAGCTTGGTCAGCTGACTCTCGTCAAACTCGACCTCCTGCGCACCGTTGACGACGCGAATATCCCAAAGCATGGTCTGCGGCGTCTTGTCCTTGACATCGACAAACTCCATCTTGTACTCATAGAGGGCCTTGTGCTTGGGAATCTCCATGTTATACTTAGTGGTATCGAACACGACAGAGAACGGCAGAAACTTATCACCCTCCTCTTTGGTGGCGAACTGAAGAACATAGCCGTTGATGTTGATCTTGCCGGTCTCCTTGAGGTCAGACTTATCGACGCAGTCCTTCCAGTAGGTGAGTGGTACGGACATAGCCAGCTGGGGCTTTTCAGTGTCGCGGCGGAGCCAGACAGCCTGAATATCAAAGTTGCGGCGCAGGATACCCTTGTTGTCATAGCGAACCTTGCAGGTGCCCGTGACGGTCAGGTCCTTATCGTTGCCGGGGAGAACATCCGCCAGATACTTGATGAAATCATAGCCGGAGATAAAGCTCTTGATCTTGCCATCCTCACAGCCGACATTGGTGCGATACAGGCGGGAGCGGGCGACCTTGGCGAGAACATCCGAATCCTCACGGTCAGCCCAGGCAACCTCGAAAGAATTAAAGTCTGCATCCACAGGCTTGAGGGTATCGCGGGGATAATCCAGCAGACCGACAAACTCCGTGCTTGTGTCTACCTTGATGCCGAAGTGCAGGCGGTACATCTTCCCGCCTGTACGCTTGGAATCAATCTCGTCCAGAATGCCATCTTTGGCGATGACAGGTGTGCCGATGAAAGAAAAACGAATCGTGTTGTTTTTTGCCATAAAAAGACTCCTTTACAGAATACTTGAAATATGTGTTGTGTAAGTTAAGAAAAAATATTTGCATCGCCGTCAGAATCGTCATCAGGCTCCGCGAAATCATCACCGTAAAGCGCATCGTAGTCTACACAGACGATGGGGTTGACCGCACAGATCTTAGCTACAGCATCCGCGATGTCGTCTGCGCATTCATTACAGACGGTCAGGTCAAACAAATCGCCGTCGCGCTTGGAGCCGTAACCGAACGTATACTGGATGCGCATACCATAGCCATCGAGATCATGGAACACTTTTTTACACTTGTTGCAGATAAACATTATGTACCTCCGAAATTTATTTCAACTGAAGAGCGTTGCGCAGAGCAAAAAGCTCCTCTGCTGTGGACGTGATAATGCGAACCTTGCGCGAATAGTCAAGGCTCATAAGACTGAGCAGACTTTTTGCATTGGCCTGACTGCCGTTGCAATCAATTACGATGACATCTGCACATTCCTGTGCGACTGCCTGCAGACACTGGCACTGCATAAAATTATTGATGCGGATAGAAAAGTCATAGTTGCCGCTCATTGTGTGCTCTCCTGACTTGACAAAAACGCTTTACGCAGGGAGATGATGTCATAGCCGTTTTCATTGTGCCGGTCGCGGAACGCTTCATCGCTGGCGTACTTATCGCGCAGGAAACCATAGAAAAGATTTGCCTGTGTATCTGAAAGAGACGCTGTATTCTTCACAGCACCGTAGCGGCGGACGCTGGCGGTAACACTGCGCATATACTTCCAGAAAGAGTAGTAGTCGGTTTTAAGCTTGGTCATGAAACCGGTAGCGTCCTCAAAGACAAAGCCCTCGACATAGCTGCCTTCATACTGGTAGTCTGGGGCAGAGGCTTTGCTATAGAAATCGTAGAACTGCTGCCAATCCATAAACTGGTTGACATATTTTTTGAGGTTCAGGTCAAACCGCTGGCTGATGCCGATAAGGTCATCGCCCTCAATGGCACTATAGGGTAGCTTTTTGAACGCGATTTCATTGTAGACGACGTCCAGCAGGACCAGATGCGGCGTATCATATTCGATAATATGCGGGTCAAACTGCTGGTCGATGACCTCAAACAGCATGGTGCAGTTATTCTCTTTAAGGTACTGCTTGATTTCATTCCAGCGTGTGGAGCCGGTTTCGCAGACATTCTTTTGGAACAGCTGCCGGAAGTGGTCGGCATAGTCGCCGCTGATACTGCCCTTGGTGCAAAAGCGCAGATCGTCAATTTCAGGGTCGTAACAGAGCAGACCGAGATAGCCGTTTTCCTTGAGGTAGACATTCACCGGGAATTTGAGCTTGTCCTTGAGATAGTCAAGGTTACTGTGCGGATAATGGTAGACGCGGGACAATTCATCTATGCGGAAAAACTTCTCATAGCCGCGGGCGACGATGGTATGATCCTCTGTATTGATAAAGAGACCGCGAGCGACGGTGGTCAATTCATTCCAGCTGCTGCGGCGGAAAGCCTCCGAGGTGAAATTGAATGCGGACAGACAGCCGAATCTTTTCTCCTTGACATTGCGCTCACGGCGCAGGTCCTTGACGAGCTGATAAACGGAATCTTCCTTTGTCTCAACGATTGGCTGTTCCTCCGGCTTATAGAACTTATGATTCTTTACGCTGTGAGAAATGAGATTGCCGTCAGAATCGATTTCGATCGCACGAAGGGATCCGCCGAATTCTACGCTGCCTTCAAGATTAACATAGTTGGAATGAGGCGTGAGGATGTTATAGTTCTGAATATTGCGATGACCTGCGATCTGTACCATGCCGATTTTATTCCAGGCTGCCACGACATCAGGCAGGTCATTATAGCCGCCGACACCGTGGATCATCTGAAAGGTGGGAATCGTAATGAGGCCAAGCTGCTGGTCCTGCTGCATTCCGGCGATGCCGCCATGGCAGATAAAATACATTGCACCGCGGAAAGAGAAGTAGGAACACTGGTTCAGGCGCTGATACAGGCGGCGGACCTCCTTTTTGTCAAGACCGGAATCATCCAGCTGACGGCTTGTGCGCAGTTCAAATTCCTTGCTGGGCGTCTTTTTATCATGGCTCCAGCAGTACAACCAGCGCTCATGGTTGCCTTCGAGCAGGACAATGTTGGGCTTATCCTTGACAGAGAGCAGGAATTTGACGACATCCGCATTTTCCATGCCGCGGTCAATATAATCGCCGCAGAAGATATACAGACAGTCATCCTGCAGGCCGCCAAGCTCACCGAGCATGTCCTGTAACGCTGTGTAACAACCGTGGATATCGCCGACAGCGTAGACCTTGCGATACGAATTCATGTCAGAGGGCTTATAGCTGATTTCTGCCAGCGCGTTCTCCGGCTTGAGCACCTTGATGCCGCCCGGCACCTTCTGTGTCTTAAAACGGGCATACATCTTATCAATGGTTTCCTCCGGTACCTGTTTGAGCGGGGCACGGCTGGCGTTGCGGCGTTTACAATCCTCGATAGGAAGGTCAGTCATATCGACCAGATAGATACGATAGCGGTACTGCCTGGCCAGTGCTTTATACCGGTTCATTTCTTCTGTCTTGGAATTGGTCGCGTCGATCACGGTAAAGCAGCCTGACTGCATACGGAGTTCCAGCATCTGAAAAAGCAGCTTCCAGACAACAGAATCATTCTTAACGCTGATCTGCACAGAGCCGTCCTTTGTCTGAATGGGGGAGGAATACTGCATACGGATGGTATCTGCGCTGAGGGTATAGCTGTCCAACCCGTTTTCATGTATGTAGGTGGATTTGCCGCAGCCCGGTGCGCCGCGGAAAAGGAGAAGAACACGCATGAGTCAGTCCTCCATATTCTTGTGGGAGATGAAGGTAGGGACCTCCATATTTAATGCCTTGTAGAGGGAAACACATTTGCCGATCCACTCGTTATAATCGTCCGCATGATGGGGAGCAGCACGGCCACTGCTGGTGTTATCAGGCTCAGAGAGGGATTTATAAATAACGGCCTCGATTTCATTGTCCTTTGCGGTATAATGCCAGTACAGATCGCCGCCACTGCGGATGACCTGGTCTGCCTGAGCCACGACAAGATCACGAGCCAGCGTGACATCTGCTTTGCTCCACGAATCTTGCTTATGCACAGGCTTGGCAGCATCCTGATATGCCTTTTTGACCATGGCGTGGACAATGCGGTGGGCTTCCTTTTTGTCGTTCAGCGGGATATCGACACTGATGGTGACTGTATCATCGTGGCAGGTGCAGGTTGAGCAATCATGCTTGCAGGTGTCTGACTTGACGAGTTCGAGTTCTTCCTCGTGGAAGATCCAGTCATCATCTCCGACAATTTCATAAGCTGGGCAAAACCCATCATAATGCACCTTGTCGATTGTAATGATGTCACCAACCCGATATTTTGCTTCGCGATTATTTCCATACTTGAAACACACAATGCGGACTTTGTCGCCGGGTTTGAATTTTGCCAATAAAATCACTCCTTATAATAAAAATCGTTCAAATTTACATCATCTATAAACACGTACCCTGTACCAGCAGTAGGCTTTTGTGTACGAAATACCTTATCGCCGGGGCTAGGACCAGCCGCAATACGTTCACGATAGGCTTTAAGCCTTGCGTCACTGGAAGTTGTCAAACCAACAAGCATCCAGTTAGGCGCAGAGACCTTGCCGCACAACGGACAATAGCCGATTGGGCTGATTACGAGCTTATAATCACCTTGTAGATACTGATACCGCCACTCCTCGATCCAGGCGTTTTCATACACATGCTTATGATTGGAGCGCTTACGATACTGTTTTTTCTTGTGGCGGCGTTTTGGGGTCTGCTCGTTATACTCGGACTCAATGACAGAATCCGGGGTGACGGACAAGGGAGTAGACAGTGTTTTCATCTCAGAGCGTTACCTCCAAACCATGTTGAGTGTATGATGGCATATAACAGTTTCAGCATTTGCCGCTTGACATGATTGCGCAGATGAAAAAGCCGAAGCAGGCGGAGGCGGCAAGACTAAGCAGAAAAACAGGAATGGAAAGTACGATCATGTTACTCACCCTGCTGCAGAATATCGCTGGTGTCCACGATAACAGAGGAATCATTCCCGGCCTGAACTGTCGGCAGCTTACCGTCCCACTTGTCATACATCTGCTGACGGATCAGCTCCGGCGTGAGGGACTGGGAAATCAGACGGTTGGCATCGGCCTGGGCCTGAGCTTCGATCAGTTTGGCTTCTGCATTGATCTGCGCAGTCTCTTTTTCCTGATTGGCCTTGGTGATGGCAACCTCCTTTTCCTTTTCAGCGTTGACGTTGGCGGTCTGCTGCTCGATCTTGGCAAGCTCCAGATCCTGCTGGGCGTTGACCTTTTTCTGAACGGCAGAGCGGGTCTCCTCATCGGGGTCAATATTGATAAGGGAAACGGATTCGATCACGATACCGTAAGGCTCGAACTTCTGTTTGAGATAGTCGGTCAGCTCACTGTTAAGGGTGGCACGCTTGTCGCCAAGCAGATCGATGACGGAATACTTGGCCGTGACTTCTTTAGTCCAAGACATGATATTGGGCTTGATGAAAGAATTCTTTACATCCTTGCCGGACTGGCCCTTGAAACGGGTAAAGGTATCGGCTACTCTGTCTGCATCATAGCGATAGGTAAAGGTCATATCGACAGTCAGACCCTTGCCGTCATTGGAGGGGACCTCGAAGCTTTCATCATCGTTGGAGTCACCGTCTTTGCTGGCTGTCAGGTAGGACTGCTCAATGCCGATGGAATAGGTAGTCACGTTCTGCGTGGGGGAAATGACATGGAACCCCTGGGTAAGCGTTCTGTCCGAAATGCCGCCGTTCATATTATAGACAACGCCGACATAACCGGCAGGGATCCGTACCGTGCATACAAACAGCACAATGACGACGAGCGCGATAATAACTGCGGTTGCGATACCGCCGAGAGATTTTTTCATTTTCGATTCTCCTTAAACTGTGTAAAAAAGTCGATGATCTTCTGGCCGATCTCATCAAAATGGGTACTGGATTCACACCAGAACAGAAACATGGCCAGGCCGATCAGAATCAGGAAAGCAGGCGGAAACATTTCATGTCACTCCCATCTTTTTCATTGTGAAAACACTCCAATCTTGATAAAAATATCTATTCAAAACGGCCTGCTAACGGGAAAGCAGAACCGGGATACCCGAAAAATTGGCACAAAAAATACACCCTTCCGGAGGCGGTGCTCCGGCAGTTTACAGGGTGTATAAGTGTCAAAGATATAGGTGTAAAATCAAATCGTTTCGTAAAGCGATTCTGTATAAGTGCGATAGTCTGTTATATCGCCGACCTCGCGTTTGTAGTCATCCGGGTATGTGTGTTGGAACCAGAGGCGCTTTTCTTCGATCTGCTGCCAGATGGGGGCGGTATCGTAACCGCTGTACCGCTCTGCCATGTACAGGAATTTTGGGATATTGAAGCCCCAGACATATTCATCGTAAGGTTCCTCTGCGTTGAATATTTTTCGGCGTTTTGACGGTGAATTATACGAAATGTATAAAAAGTCATCCTTGAACATGTGATTGAAGCATAGATTTGGATTGTAGACCAGCTTGGAGACATTTTTTGTGTTGAGAAAGCCATCTGCATAGCCGTAGTATAAACCGCGCATATACCACGGCGGCATATCATGGGCTGTCAGCTTTGTCTTGTAGCGGCCTTCGCTGTACAAAACGGATTCGTCCGCAGGTGCTGGTGTTGCAAATCTGTACTTGCCGCAGGAGTAATAGTTGGCGTGCAGACGGCTCATTCAGCGTCCAGAGCGGCAAGCTGCGCCTGAATCTCTGCCTCCGACATATCATAGAGTGCCTGATTCTGTTTCTTGGCGAGGACTTCGAGCAACTGCTGGCGGCGCTCTGCATTCTCGCGGGCGGTCTGTGCCTTAGCCTTATCCGCCAGCTTGACAGAGACGATATGTTTGACGATTTCGATCTTATTGGAAAGTTCATTCTGCTCGGTGGTCTTGGTGCCCAGCAGGGATTCCTCGCCGGTGGTCTTGAATTCTTTATTGAGGGTCTTGAAGATGCTGTCAAGGTTCTGAACGCTCAGATCCCAGAGATCCTCGGTGCTGATCCAGCCCTTGAAGGGAAAACGGTACTTATAGCGGCTTGCGATTTCAAACAGTTCCATAGTGGTTACCTCATTTCTATGTTTAAATTACGACCTTGAGCACGCGCTCGGTCTGGCCTTTTACTTTGACGATAAAGGAATCGTGACGGGTGGAGGAGAAGCCTACGCCGGAGAGTTGGTCATCAACAGGCTGTACAGACATCTGAGAGCCGAGAGCTTCAAAGACGCGCTTGTGGGTCAGCAGCTCCTGCTTGATAAATTCATTATAGAAGCCGTTGAGCTTGTCAGGGTTCTGGCATCCCTTGAGCATGAAGAAATAGTGGCGGTTGCCGATGCCGGTCTGCGCGTTCCAATAGTTGGGGGAGTACATGGCAACGTTGACAGGGACAAACTGATTCGTGCTGATGTTCCAAATATTGCGGCTGGAGATGGCGGACTTGAGTTCATCCTTGATGGTGAACTTACCGTCCTTGAGAGTGACGGTGGCCACAGGGACATTCGTGTCGGTAGAAATCGGGTGGCGGTATTCATACTGATGGACCTCGCCGTTGGCTTCGATCTCAGCGATAAAGCCGTTATTTCCGGCGCGGCTGGAAAAGCAGCGGACATAGAACTTATACTCACCATCGACCATCTTCTGCAGCATGGGCCAAGTGATATTTTCAACGGCAGGAACATTCTCGCTTGGACCCGTAATATCAACATCCAGATTGCCGCCGTCTGCAAAGCCACGCTTTTTACTGAAATAGATATGGCCGCAAGGCCCTTTGCAGTGCGCGTCCTCGTCAGACCTATCCCATTTGCCGGGTTCATCGTTCCACTGGATGGAGAAGCGGAGCACACCATTGATCTTGCCGCCTGCGCGCTTGACGTTCTCGCGGATATCGGAATCAGCCAGATTGCCCGTGTAAGCCCATGCGAAGGAGTTATCCCATTTGAACATCGTTTTGGCGTCGGGATTGACAGGGGCGGTCAACGAGACCATGTTCTTGGAAAAGCGGTTCTCCATGAACAACTCCAGCTCCTTTGCGATGGGCAGGACATCCGAGATGAATTTATCAATACCGATCTCCTCTACATGGGAGAATCGTTTTGGATCAATGGCAACCTGCTGTTCCATAGCGGCAAAGGGGTCTGCGGCTGCACCGTTCATACGGGACACGGCGTCACGGTTGGCAAAGAGGATATTGTTGACGCTGATATCATCGAGACGGGCAAAGCGGCGTGGCAGGGAATCCAGATAGCCGAGTTCCGTAACAGTTTTCTTGGCGTCCTCAAGCATTCGTTTTGTAAAGATAGCCTTGGGACGCTTATAGTTGGCGGGAGCAACCACGCGCTCGTAGGAGGTGACGGCGGTGTTGACATCTTTGCCTTCCGATAGGTCAATGAGCAGTGTGCCAATGCTGGTATTGCGGATGCGTGCGAGAGCGGGGTTCATTTTGATGACATCGACCCACGAGCGGAGTTCCTTTTCGGCAGCAGTCATAGCGCTGTATTTTGTCTGGAAGGACGCAAGCTGTTCAAGCTGAGACTTCCACTCGGCACCACGGTAGAGACTGTTTTGCGCGATGAGTTCAAGAACAGTCTGCGTAGCGTCGAGCGTTAGTTCACTCATGGAGCGCAGGAATACATTACGGTCATCCCGGATACGGGCGGTCTCTGCGTTGATGTCGCGGTTGGTGTAAGCGCAGCGCGGCGTGTTGACGAAGAAATGATCCCATGTCAAAACTTTGTTGCCGTTTTCATCCTGCTCATAGCTGCGGGCAGTGCCGACGGTACGCTCATGAGTCAGGTAAATATCCTTGATGGGCTTAGACTTGACATAAGCGGAGAGGGCATCGACAACAGGCTGATAACATTCCGGCGAGGTGGTGTCAAAGTCCCAGATGGTTTCGATTTCGTTGCCGTTAATGGCGACCACACCGCCCATCGTTTTGATAAAATGGCGGCAGCAGGAGCAGTCAAATTCGCGGCGGACACGATAAACATGGTTTGTACCGGCAGGGAAGGAATCGAGGTAAAGGTTCCAGAGTTCATCCGGGTCGAAATTGACACGGTAAAGTGCGGCGGCGTTCTTGGTCATAGAGTTGAAATGATCCAAGAACTTTTTGTGAAAGTCATGGAATGGCATGATAGTCATAAGCGGTCTCCTTTGAAAAATTGTGTAGGTTATAATACTCTTGGGTAATAGCGACGATTTTCATGGTGTTTGGATACATCGCGCATTTTGCCGAGAGCTTCTTGCAGCTGGTGAACGCAGCGTTTATTTTGGCCGTCCTGCATGAAGTCCATAAGAGGCTGCATAAGTTCGATTTCATCCTTCATCATGCGGCGCGTCTGGCGGCATTCTTTGAGTTGTTTGGCGAGTTGGACAAGCTGGACGGCATTGTTCTGCTCAAGCTCTAACTTATGTAAAAGGTCTTGCGTGATGAGGTCTTGCTCATGTACGCCGGAAAAGTTTGCCTGATAGCGCATTTCCAGATTTTGCATGAGGGAGAGGGTGCCGGAAAGCGTTTTCATATTAGGGTCGTCCAAGTATTGCGTCAGTCCTTTCTGTATTGATTTGATTTTGGGTACAAAAAATGGTGCTGGATGCAGGCTACGATCCCGCCACCCCTGACTTACAAAATCAGTGCTCTACCGAATGAGCTAATCCAGCATATTAGTGGGCCATGAGGGCTACGATCCCCCGACTACTCGCTTATGAGGCAAGGGTTCTACCAACTGAACTAATGGCCCATGACTACCCCAGTATGGGGCATCATATGTATTAAGAACGTTTATCTAAAATTCGAGAAGACATATATGTATCAATCATTTTTTGTGTTTCTTCATGCCCATGTTCTCTTGCGTATGTATTTACGTAATTTGTTCCAACGCCCATTATTTTGGCCGCTTCTCTACCAGTTACAGGAATAGTATAATAATTTGTTGTGGACTTGTGTTTTGAATTTAATTTTGTTGGAATCCAGCGACAATTATCTGGGCAGTAATCTTTGGAAGAATCAATGCGATCAATGGACAAACCGTCTTTATAGCCGTTTTGTAAAGACCATGAAACGAATTCATCTGGGTGATAAAGCCATTCATTACAAATTTTAATGCCTTTTGCTCCATAGAATTTGTAATCATACGCAAAAGTGTCGTAACATCGGTTTTTCATTCCCAAAAAAGCTTTAGTAAGACGTGGGTTTGATGTGGTATTTTTATTGTCACGAAATGTTGGAAATCCGAAACGATCATAATGACGACATTTATCAATTTTTGTTTCATGAAAACTACTTATTCTTCGTGTTGTTTCAAATCCGCAATGAGTACACCTTCCAATGTAGTAAGTAATTCCATTTCGTTTTTCCTCTCCTATGATTTCATACGGACCACAACGCTCACCAATATGATTCGACTTTTTAATAATTGAACACCTTCTAATTACGAATTTATATTATGAGTTTTAACTCATTTATTTTAGTCGAGTAGATGGGGCACGATCCCACAATCTCAGCGTCCCAAACGCCGCGCGATACCAATTTCGCTACTACTCGATAATAAGAGAGAACCTACCCCTGGGGGACTCGAACCCACCCTCTTCAACCTACGTTGCTATCCTATCCAATAGACGAAGCGGCAAGTTCTCTCTTGAAAAGATGAAAAGTGTTTTCTTCTTGGCTCCCGCGATTATAGCCAGGATTCAGACAGAAGCTAACTGTCAAATGGGTGTTGGTATATCTGTCGTCTTACGCACTACAGACAGACCACATGCGAGTGGCGAAACATTTGGTGCAGCCGGTTATCTGCATACACGCTCTTTTCATCTTTGGTTTGGCAACTAGGGCGCACTGCCCGTAATGGGGA